AGGTTGTATACAAGATTTCAGAGTATTCCTTATGCACCTCTGGAAGCACTTAAGATTACCACCTCCAACTCGTATGCAACTCTATATTGCTGACTTCTTACAACAAGGTCACAAGAGAACACAACTAGAAGCATTGAGAGGAATTGGGAAAACTTGGATCACCGGAGGCTTCGTAGCTTGGAGACTATTAAGAAACCCTAATGAAAAGGTTCTAATAGTCTCTCAATCAGGTGGTCACTCAGAAGCTATTGCAATCTTTATTAAGAAGATTATACATACTATGCCTCTACTACAACATCTTAAAGCTAGAAGTGATCAGAAAGACGCTACTGTAGCCTTTGATGTAGATGGATGTGAAGTTACAGTACAGCCCTCTGTTAAAGCATTAGGTATTACTTCACAACTACAAGGTAACAGAGCTACTCTATTAATCTCAGATGATGTTGAAGGTAAGCAGAATAGTGCTACTGAGGTTATGAGGATTAAGTTAATAGATGCAGTAGCAGAGTATGAAGCTATTAGACAAACTGATGACGATAGTCAGATACTTGTGTTAGGTACTCCTCAATCAAGTGAATCTATCTATAATAGATTAAGAGATAAAGGCTATATAACTAGGATATTCCCAGCTAGATACCCAGAAAAGGTAGATAACTATGAGGGATGTTTAGCAGAGTACCTATTAGCAGACATGGCTAAAGATCCATTACTGGTTAATACACCCTGTGATAGTAGGTTTACAGATGAAGATCTTATGCAAAGAGAGTTATCCTATGGACTATCAGGGTTTAAACTACAGTTTATGCTTGATACTACCCTTAGTGATTCTGAGAAGTACCCTCTTAAAACTAGTGATCTAATAGTTACAGACCTAGAACCCACTCTAGCACCTTCTAACATTAGTTGGACAAGTTCTCCAGAAACTATTATACAAGATATACCTAATATTGGCTTCACTGGTGACAGACTTCACAGACCGGGTATAAACAGTACAGAACTAGTTCCTTATGAAGGTTCAATACTTGCTATCGATCCATCTGGTAGAGGTTCTGATGAGACGGGTGGAGCAGTGGTTAATCACTTACATGGTAAGGTCTTTGTACCTTGGTGTGGTAGTTGGGATGGTGGTTATGAACCAGATACCCTAATAGCTATGGCTGAAACAGCTAAGAAGTACCAAGTTCATACAGTGGTTGTAGAAGATAACTTTGGTGATGGTATGTTTGCTAGATTACTTACACCAGTTATGAACGCTATCTATCCATGTACTATTGAAGATTCTCATAGTAGTGGTCAGAAAGAGAGAAGGATCATTGATACATTAGAACCATTGATGAATCAACATAGACTAGTTATGGACTATAGTAACCTATCTACAGATGTTAGGAAAGCTCTCTCAGAGAACACTAGTAGAACATTACCTTACTCATTATTATTCCAACTAACTCATATAACTAAGGATAGGAACAGTCTTACACATGATGATAGACTAGATGCCCTAACCATTGGAGTACAGTATTGGAATGAGAAGAATATTCTTAAAGTCGATAGTAACCTAGCAGTAGCTATGTATGAGAAGAAACAGGTAGAAGATGAGTTGAAGAGAAGAGCTACTATCTTTAAGAAAGTTAATAGAATGGGTTCAAGACCTAGAGGAGCTAAAGGTATTATGAAGTCTTTTAGAGGTTAGAGTATACCTTATTTACCTACTTTTAACTACCTCTGGTATACCTAAGGGTAATAGTATCTATAGACGGTGTAGTAGGTGTTTAACAGCTTTACTACCACGTTACTTGACAATATTAGAGAAGAAAAGCTTTGGGGAGCTAGTTAACAAGTTAAAGAGTAATGAGGGGGTAGGGGGAGCAGTAAAACAGTTAAAGAGGTTAGTAAACTTTTAATAACTGTTTTCTACTATGTTTGATAACTGTTCTCTAATAGTTATAAGACTGTGTTCGATAAATCATATTGATAACAGTTAGCTACCAACTACTATCTACAACTTACTACTACCTATATACCACTACTTCTTACTCTACCAGTTCTCTTACTGGTCTTAGAATGATATCTCACCACTCGACTACCTTTCTTGGTATAGTGATCAGTTGGTTTACAACTTGTGTTCGCTAAAGGTTCAAGAAGTTGAAAAATAATTGAAAAAATGTGAGGGGGTATCATATACATTACGACACCCAGTTTCCCCCTTGCACCTACCTTCTCGAACCTCTCCACTACTATTGCTTAACCATTCCATAACCATTCCATCATAAGTTATCTATCTATCTATCTCATAACCATTCCTCAACCATTTACCTATCATTAGCCATACTTTGCCTACTGGTGGGCTATACATTGGTTAACATAATACGGAGTTAGTTACTATTTGCCTACCTCATCGCTAACAGTTTAAGAACATTCGTTCATTTATATAACTGTTAGCGACTTTTTGAAAAGTTATTCACATGTTCGAGAGTTATTCACATAAAGGTGTGAAAACAAATTTTTACTATTCTTCGACCATTCATTCAATCTTTACTAAACAGTCGCATAAAATCCCTATATAATGTAAGGAAAGGAGTATAAATACACCAACAAACAAATTTTTACCTAATTCTATCAATTATTTACTAGTATTCTCCTAACTTTAATATTCCTTTAAGTTTAATCTGTTATACTATGGTTATCAAAAGGGAGTTAACACTTTCTTAGATAAGTTCTTTAACCTATTAACCTATATTCTTTAAACTATTTAATTTTAGTTTAAGTTTATTGTGTTATAATACATTATCTTTAAGCAATTAAAGGTAAGATCTTAAAAGGATATTGCCTCTAGTAGGTGATTAGGCTTTAAAGTTAGATAGTAGCTCATAGTTAGCATACACTATCAATTATAACTTTAAATAAGCGTTATCCTCGGTATTTATACCTATATTAAGGTGAGTCAAAGGTTAGATAGAGTAGAATATGAGTAAGAAAACAAGGTATTTATACCTATATAAGGGGTTTGAGATGGCATACATAGTAGAAGAATTAGTAGGAAACGATAGTTATCCTTTGGAGACATTTGAGGAGAGAGATGAAGCAGAACATTTTATGATAGAGTGTTCTGGTAATGATGTTACTAATGAATATGGTGAAGATATTCTATTAAATGATGAGGAGTATATGAGAGCGTTAGAAAATGCTTTATCATACTATGCTATAATAGAGAGTAAATAAGGTAGCTCAAAGGTTAGATACCTTATAATATGAGTAATGAATGAGAGTAAGGAGAAGTAATGAATAAAGTAGTTATTATAATCTTAGAGATTGGACTAATTGATGAGGTCTATTTATTAGAGAATAGGGAAGTAGCTGAGAAGAAGGCTATAGAATTAGCTAACAGATGGTGGAAACTCCCTAATAATAAGGAGTTCACTACCTTTAGAGATGTTGAAGAGTTTCAGAGTAATTATCATACAGATAGTATTGAAATACTTATCAAAGATGTAATTAAGGAGACACCATGATTAGAACATTATACCTAACCATTGTAGCACTGATTGGAGCAACTGCTCTTACACTTGGGTATCTAACCCTTATATTAAATTAAAGGAGAAGTAATGAAAGCAGTAACAAAACAACTGAAAGCAAACACACGAGTAGAAAACATGGTATCTAACAGTGGTAATTCAATACCTAACCAGTTTATAATCACTACCTCAAATGGTAGAATGTTTAGATCCTATGATAGTAACATAGCTTTTATCCCTAACGATGAGAACATTATCTACCTAGGGAAAGACTGGGACTATAGCAGAACTACTTCAAAGTATCGTAACCAGTTCTTAAACATGAGTAGTCAAGAGATTAAACAAGGTATAGAAGAGGGTATGATAAAGGTTATAGACCTTTAAGCTATAAGAAAGTTAAACAAGGTTACAATACCTTATAAGATCAAAGGAGATCAAATGATACAAATTAAGAATAAATATACAAATGTTGTGATACATGAGGTAGAAGAAGCTGACCTAGAAGGAGCTAACCTATATAAAGCTAACCTAGAAGGAGCTGACCTAAGAGGAGCTGACCTATATAAAGCTAACCTAGAAGAAGCTAACCTAAGAGGAGCTAACCTATATAAAGCTAACCTAAGAGGAGCTAACCTATATAAAGCTAACCTAGAAGGAGCTGACCTAAGAGGAGCTAACCTAGAAGGAGCTAACCTAAGAGGAGCTAACCTAGAAGGAGCTAACCTAGAAGGAGCTAACCTATATAAAGCTAACCTAAGAGGAGCTAACCTATATAAAGCTAACCTAGAAGAAGCTAACCTAAGAGGAGCTAACCTAGAAGGAGCTAACCTATATAAAGCTAACCTAGAAGAAGCTGACCTAAGAGGAGCTAACCTATATAGAGCTAACCTAGAAGAAGCTAACCTATATAAAGCTAACCTAAGAGGAGCTAACCTATATAAAGCTAACCTAAGAGGAGCTAACCTAGAAGGAGCTAACCTATATAAAGCTAACCTAGAAGAAGCTGACCTAAGAGGAGCTAACCTATATAAAGCTGACCTAAGAGGAGCTAACCTATATAAAGCTAACCTAAGAGGAGCTAACCTAAGAGGAGCTAACCTAGAAGAAGCTGACCTAGAAGGAGCTAACTTATATAAAGCTAACCTAGAAGAAGCTGACCTAAGAGGAGCTGACCTAAGAGGAGCTAACGGTAATAATCAGGAGGTTAAAAACTTACAATTAGGCACATATCTAGTCACTATCACAAAAGAGTATATCTACATATAGTATAGACACTTGGGAACAGTTTACAGATAAAGAGATAGAAGCGATGGACAACGGTGCTTTGGAGTGGTGGAAAGTTAACAAAAAAGTTATCTTAAGGGTAGCGAAGGAGACCAAATGACAATTAACAACCAGTTAAAAGAACAAGGTGTAGAGATAGTAGGTGAAGGAGGCTCTAAAGTAGCTTACTTCCTAGGAGATAAACTAATAGCATTACAAAACACTAGAGACATATCAATCTTTAGAACAGATGATGAGAAGGTATCAGACCTCTATAACATAATGTTATCAGATACAAGCTTTGAACACTACGTAACGAAAGGAGTTAACTATATTACAACAGAGGATAATGATCGAAGGTTAATGGGTAGAGACTTTACATGGAGGGTTTTATAATGATAGAATATGTATATGAAATTCAGTATAGGACAAATGGTTCTAAGGGGATTGAAATTATTGGAGTAATTGAAGCATCTATGGTAAAAGCTATGGAAAAGTTTAATAAGATATTTACAGCTTCTAAGATATATGGCTGTAAAAGAGGTGTTAGAATAATAAAATGAAGGAGAAGTATGAAACTTGATGAAGATAGTATAGAACTTTATTTAACTCTATGTAAAGTCTATGTAATAGGTTTAAGTGTGGTAGTGGTTGGACTACTTGTTTATTTAAGTTAAGATCAAAGGAGATCAAATGATTAAGAAATATAATCTAACAGTTAGAGACTATGGTAAGAAAGGGTGGTACATCTCAGACGGTAGAAGTAACTATCTACATTGTAATGGCAAGATAGTAAATGGTACTACTCTTAATGGTGGGGCATATCTAAGAAAAGAACTAGCTGAACAAGCTTTAGAAAATTATAACAACAATGGAGAAGTGATGAAAAGAGTTAGTATAGAGGATGATAATGGTAAGAAATATGAGTTTGAGACAGATAGAGAGGATGTTGTCTTACTGAAAGTTGTAAAAGATAGAGTAGCAAATAGTAGGATAATAGGTTACACAGATAGAGATTTTATTGATCCTTTAACATGGTCTTTAAGAGGTACTTGTCTACGAGGACAGACCACAATTAACCTAACACCCTACGACCAGTTCAAAGACCTTAAAAGAGTATGTAACGAAGGTGCTATAATAGAGGCTAAAATTGTAGCTACGTGGTGTGTAATGAGTTGTCCTACTTGGGAGAGTGATCAATATAGAATCAAAGGTGGTATCTCTATAGAAAGTTGGGATAAACATAAAGAAGCTATCAAAGAGTTTTGGAACGGTGCTGAGATTGAATATAGTGGTAAATATACACCTTGGTATACTTCCTATGAGAATAAACCTGATTGGTCAGACTACAACTACCGTGTAAAACCTGAACCAAAAGTAGAGGAGCTTTCTGTTAAAGATTTAGAACAGATGCTAGGATATAAGATTAAAATTGTAAGAGAAGGGGTGTAAGATGTGGTGGAATAGAGATAAGCAGAAGGAAGTACTAACTGTTACAGCAACTTCTATAGAATATGGTAAAGTGTTCGAGGTTACTTATAGTGGTATGAGCGATATGAGAAATTACTATGAATATAGGCTTTCTAGGTTAGAAGGTGAGTTAGAAGGATTTCAGTCACTATCACGAGATAATGTAGGTAAAGTAAGGAGTTCTAAGACGTACAAAAACCTCCAGAAAGCTTATAAACAAGATGTACAAGAGTTTAGAGATACGATAGAACTCTTAGAGAATAGAATAAGAAACTTAAAAGAATATAGAGAAGGGGTGTAAGATGTTTGATGATATTAAAGAAATGATAGGTTTTGGAGATGAGGAAATAAGTAAGGTACCAGCACCTATTAGAGATAAGCATACACCTAAACAGAACTACTACGCAAAGCTCTACAGAGTAGCTGACAAGGGTAAGAGAACTTACTCTAAGATCGTTAAACAAGAGAAAGCAGATAGGTTGTTAAATGGTAAGCAGATGGTTGGTAAAGATGGTGTGGTAGTTCGTGTACCTCTTAAAAGAAAGTATGTAAGAGCTTAAGGAGATAACATGAAACAACAAAGTTTTAAAGAATGGATGGCAAACGGTGGAGACACTCTCTATGAAAATATTCTGGACTGGTTAGAGAATGTTCCAGAAGAGATTGATCTAAGGGAGCTGATTGGTTGTGATAAAGATGAGTATGCTTATGCAGAATGTGAGAGTAGGTATGAGTCAGAGTTGAGTAGTTATGGTGACTATCTCTATGATGAGATGAAGGATAGACAAATGGAGGAAGATCATGAATAAGTTTATTACTAGTTTGCTACTAACCACAGCTTTAACCTTTGGAGGAGACAGTTTCTTTCAACAAGAAGATAAACAAGCACATATAGCTATAACAGCCTTAGCTGGATCATTAGGAACACTCTATTGTAAGACTCAGTTAGAATTATCTTCAACTCAGTCCTTCTTCTGTGGAGTAGGTACTGCACTTGTTATTGGAATAGCTAAGGAGTCTTATGATCAACACTCTTATGGAGGTTGGGATAACGAGGATCTTAAAGCTGATCTAATAGGTGGAGTAGTAGGTTCTCTAGGTATGGTAACATTAGTTAGATTTAGTAGTGGTAGTTGGTAGATTATTATCATAACTATGCCATAAAGGGTCCTAGCGTGGCTCTGAGCCTTGAAAGTATACTAGAGGTGTAAAGAGTATGGATAAAGCTATTGAAGGCTTAGAATTGTAAGGAAACCAATGACAAAATTAGAGAAGCAATTAAAAATAGAACAAGATGCACATGAGTATTCATATCAGAAGTTCTTAAATGAGCTATCTAATCGAATCTCAATGGGTGCTGGAAACGAGTTACCGGAAGGTACAATATTAATTAAGACAACCATTGAC